GTGGATAGGACTCAAAGAACTGAGAGCGGCGATCGCAAGGAATCCGCAAAAGGTGCTGGACGAAGCGCGCCTGTTCTTGACCCGGGGCTTGAGCGTGTATAAGCAAGGCATCATCCGCGACCCTTGGAGGGTGGGCGGACTAGCCGGTGGCGTCCCTGTTTCAAACGATCCACGATACCCGCGCAAGTTTCAAAAGCAACGATCCGGCAACCTGCGAGACACGCACGTCACCGAAATCAACGGGCTCGAGGGTCGAATCGGGCCGAACCTGCAAGCAGCACCGTACGCCAAATTTGTGCATCACGGGACCAGGCACATGCGAGGTCGTCCCTGGCTCGATTACGTGAAGCAAAACAAAGAGGGCGAGATTGAAAAACTGTATCGTGGTATGCTTAGTAATATCGTAGGCGACCTGGCAAAATAATTTTATGTACGAAACACTTATAGGAAAAATCACAACGACGCTCCAGGCGGTCACATCCGTCAAAGACGTCTTCAGCGTGCCGAAAAGCAAGCTGACAAAATTCCCCTGCGTATTTTTCAAGCCCTCCGGCTTCACAAATACATTTGAAACGAACGCCGAGAACATGGCAATCTATCGCTTCATGATGGTGGTGATGGTCGGCACCGCTGGCACAACTCCCGAGGCCGCATTCGGCACAGTCCTCCCGCACACCGTCGACGACATCATTGCAAAATTCAATACTGACTGGAACCAAGGCGTGATCGAGGGGCACCGATGCACCGTGAAGATAGACAGCGCCGACAGCTGGGAAATGTCGGAGGAGCAAGACGGCCTGGTGGCATACGCTCCGTTGAATGTGGAAGTGCGCTTGTTGACAACAAATTAAAGTGCTACCATAGAGGCAAGGAAACCGATCCTTACGGAAAAACCGAGGGACCGTGCACCAGTGATGCACTGTCCCCTTTTTATTAAAAATAACTTAACAACAAACATATGGAAATCGTAGGACGACAAATAGAATTCGGAGTCGCAACAGAGGCGAGCCGAGGATCCGCAGAAACTACTGCGGACAAGTGGATGCGTAAAGTCACGGCAAACGTCGTGGAACGCGCGACGCATGCGCTTGACGACAGCACGCGCGGCCGACTTGAAGATGGTGAGGGACGCCGAAAGGTGCAGTCACACATCGAGGGCGACGTCGAGGGAATCCTCCACGCGGACGTCATCGGGTGGCTCCTCGCAAACATTTACGGCGTGGTAGTAACCAGCACCGTAACGGGATCGGTAAAATCTCATCTCTTCACTCTCAGACAAAACATTCAGCACGCATCGCTGACACTTTTTGCAAAGGACGGCTCCGTCCAGCAAAGCGTATTCTCGAACGCAATGATAAACACTCTCGAGATCAACGCATCAATCGACGACTACGTACGATTCAACGCGAGCTTCCTCGCATCGGTAGCCGCATCGAACGCATCGAGCCCGAGCTATGATACCGAGTACGACTTCGTCGCACGCGACATCACGGTGAAAATTGCCGACACTGAAGCCGGACTCGCCGGCGCAACCGCAACCAAGGTCAAAGACCTCGGCATCAAATGGGACCAGGGACTCATCCGCGACCACGTCGTAGGTGCATATACCCCTGACGACATCTACAACGCCCGCCTGATGATCGACGGAAACTTCACGCTGAACTTCGCCGACGAGACATTCAAAGACCTCTACCTCGGCAACAGCGCCAAGTACATGAGCATCACGATCGCGGGAGAAGCAGACCTCGGATCCGGCAACAACCCAACCATCACCATCGTGCTCAACAAGGTTCAATTCATGGACTGGAATCGAGCCGGCGGAGCAAACGAACTGGTCACCGAACCGATTACGTTCCGCGCATTCTACAATCCGACCGACAGCGAGCAGTCGACTGTCACGGTCAAGAACCTCACAGCTTCGTACGCTAACGTACCAAGCGCATAGCTGGACAGAAGCAACACGAAAGCGTATAATCGTATTATGAAAACATCACTAAAAATATACGAGATAACGTTCGTCTATGTGGTACCAGTATTCCTCTTCTTTGTAGGAATGCTGGTACTCCCATTCGGGATCGTGTTCTGGTTCGGAGCCCTGCTCTTCTGCGGAATAGCAAAGGCACATGTTAAAAGTCAATTAGAAATTAAAAAATAATAATTATGGAAACAGAAAACAAAATCACACTTCCGTTCTCGGGCGCAGTCGTTGAATTCATCCCATACGTCACAGGTGGAATTTTACTCGACATCGACAAACAGCCGGACATCAGCAAATTCCTTATCACTTCAATGGTGAAGCAGATCACCGAAAAGGATGCTGAAAAGCCCGTTGCTGACGTGCACAAAGCCGTGCGCGAGATGCATGGTAAGGACTTTAAAGCGATTGATATTCACCTCAAGAAGATGCTCGAGGAGGCAAAAAACGACAACGAAGCGGGAAAATAGAAGACCGTTATGTAAAATCTCTCCGTGGTCGTAACGGTCTGCTCAACACGGAGATGGATGTTACTGAAATCTGCCTTGCGTTCGGGTGGACTTTTGAGCAGTACCGAGCTCAACCTCATTGGCTTATCCGAGCTTTTAATGCACGTACACGTGCCATAAGCAAGGTAAACAAGTATAATGAGCTAAAGAACAAATAAACCTATGGCAGAATCAAGAGCACTACAATTGGTACTGAGCGTCGTGGATAATATGTCCGGTGGCCTTAAACGTGCCGTTGGAGAGCTCGAGCGCCTAGAGCCGGAATTTAAACAAGTCGCACTCCTTGGGGCGGCGGCTTTTACTGCGGTAGGTGTCGCTATAGCATTCTCAACAAAGGAGGCAATGGAGGCGGAGGCGGCGCAAAATCGGCTTGCTCACATTCTAAAAACGTCACGTGGGGCTTCGGACGAACAAGTCGAGTCGCTGTTGAAACAGGCAGAAGCTCTTGAAAAAGTAGGGGTGGTGAGCAATGGCCAAGTGTTGATAGCGCAAAGCCAGCTCGCGACATTCGATCTATCTGCCGATGCAATCGCGCGGCTCACACCGGCAATTCTCGACTACGCGGTCGCGGAAAAGGGTGCGTCTGTAAGTGGAGAAGAACTAAAACAGATGACCAACGGACTCGCACAAGCTCTCCAGGGGAACTTCGCATCTCTAACTAAGACCGGATTTGTCCTCGACGATGCTACAAAAGCACTCATTGAAAATGGAACAGAAACACAACGCACAACTGCTCTTGTCAAAGTGTTGGAATCTACTTACAAAGGATTCAATGCGGCGGCAAGGGAAACGGCTGAGGGGCAACTCAAAGTATTAAACAACGAGTTTCATCGGCTTCAAGAGGAGATAGGTAAAGCACTTCTGCCGTCAATGATCAAGCTCGTACAAGTGGTCACCCCGATGATCAGTAAATTTGCAGATTTTGCGAGTGAGAATAAAGAACTGACCACGGCAATTTTTGCGGTCGCAGGAGTAGCAACTGGACTGGTGGCAGCACTAGGATTGTTAGGATTGGCAATACCGGCAATCACGACGGCCGTAGCCGCGTTAGGCGTCACGATCGGGGTGGCGCTTCCTTGGATTGGTTTGCTCTCAGTGGCAGTCGGAGCTGCAGTTTACATCAGTGGAAAACTTACCGCAGGGATCAATGAGGAAACTCGGGCGCATGAGAAAGCGGCTGAGGAAGCGGGAAAACAAGCGGACGCACTCCGCCTCGCTCGTCAGCCAGTAGAGGCATTGACTGAATCAACAAAGAAGCTCAGTAAAGAGGCCGAGGAGAGTGCAAAAAAGCTCGCCGACCTTAGAAAAGAGGCGATCAAAATTGTCCAGGATATAGCCAACGATGAAGCATCGTCCAAACGAAATCTCGCCGAGGAATTGGTAGCCCAAGAGCAGAGAGTCGCAGACATCAAAAAGGAAATAGCGGAACAAATTCGTAAAGTGGAAACGGAAGCTGACTTTAAAAAGCTCCAGGAACTTCAAACAAATTTAGCAACCGAAGAAAACGCACTAAAGACTGCTGGATTTGTTCGAACTGAATTCGCCGCCGAGGTCGCGGAAGCAGAACGACGAGCATCATTGACTGCTTTTGAAAGGAGAATTGAGGATATACAAAAAGAGCGTATCGCAAATATGCAAAAACATCTCTTGCGTTTACAAGAGATCAACGAGGAGATCGCGGCTGAACAAAAGAAAAATGATGCTATCGTTGCATCAACAAAGGTGGCACAAGAGGCAATTCGTGCTGAGATAACAAAGACCACTGTACATACTCTCTCCGAAGCCGCAAAACAACAAAGCGCGCTATCGAACGTAGGATTATCGTCAGCGTTTAAAATTGGAGGGGTATCTACTCCAGCGTTCCTTCCCGGGCGCGCATCTGGCGGACCAGTGACCGGAGGAAGTCCATACATTGTCGGGGAACGTGGGCCGGAGTTATTTGTGCCTGGAGTGAATGGAACGATAGTCCCTAATAAATCCGGCGGTGCCAACGTGGTCGTGAATGTGTACGGGGATGTTACGGGGAGGGAAATTGTGGAGAAAGTGCAGTCTGCAATTATGCAGTCCCTTAGCCAAAACATGAGGTTCGCAGTATAATAAAACGATGAGAAAGTCAATCAAACTCACCGAGGAACATAGAAAAAACATCTCCCGTGGATTGATGGGGCGCGTAGTTTCTGCTGAGACACGGAAGAAAATTGGCCTTGCAAACTCCATCGCCCTCAAAGGAAAGAAGCTATCGCCGGAACGATGCAAACAAATCAGCGACAGGAACTTGAGAATGGGCATCAAACCACCCGTGCGTACAGGACAGAAAAACAACAAGTGGAAAGGTGGTCCGGAAGTAATCAGACAGACCAAGGAATACAAAGACGGACTGAAAAGCAGGACACTTAAATACAAATACGGAATCTCACTTGCGGACTTCAACATCCTAAAGGAAAAGCAAAACGGGAAGTGTGCCATCTGTCATAATGAGGATATTCTCTACGTAGATCACTGCCACAAATCGAACAAGGTGCGCGGGCTTCTCTGCCAAAAATGCAATACAGCAATAGGGTTTTTCAATGATGACACCGAGAGAATGTTGAGTGCAGTAAATTATTTAAAGCCATGATTCAAATACTCGTAAACACCGTAGACGTCACCGACCAAATCGAGCAGGGCACGCTCGAGGTCGTTCAGCGCATCACCAATCAGGTCGATAGCGCCAATTTTTCTGTACGCAAAGCCGGAAGCAAAACACTCACACCGGCATACGGAGACGACATC